AGCTACCTTAACATTCGTGCCACCTGACCCTGCTTTATCTACAATGGTGTCTACATTTAATTGTGAACTCATACTATACTCCAATATCCATTAACAGTGACTGTTGCACTTTGCGTTATAGGACCACCTGACACACCATTCTCATCACTATCTATTGTAATGTCTGCACTTATTGTCTGTCCGTTTAATCTGATGATTGAGTTGTTACCTTTGAATGGGTATCTTGTATCAGCTTCAGACTTTGTGTAACTATTGGCTACAGTAAAGACATCATAGACAACCATTTCTACTATGTCGTTTAAACTCGCTGCTTGAACCAAGACCATAGTTGTACCCGTTGTTGCTGTATAGTCATCACCCGGCACTAACAATATTCCGTTTTGATATACATCCATGTACAATGTATCGTTGTAACTTAGTACAAGTGAGTTGGCATCCGATCCACTGAAAGAAGTTTGTCCAGCCGTGGCTTGATACTGGAATCTACTTCTTACACCAAAATTTTCTGATCTACCTATATAGGGCATTGTTTATTCCTTAACTTGGCTTTGTTGGAAAAGTAATGTTGCTCAAGGCATCATCACTAGGTGTTTGACTTGTAATGTCTCTCAATGCTTGTCTATATGTTTTCCATTTAGCAGACATTGTTACATCAGAGTTTGCCATCCAATCTGTTTCAACTAGTAGTATGTCTCTTTGTCTTCTAAGTTCTGCCATACGTCTGTTAGGTGCATCATTAGTCCATGCAGTATTTCTTGCATCAAACTCTGCTTGTTCTGCATCAGTCATTTCAATTAACTGACCATCAACCATTGTGTTTCCATTTGCCATATTACTTCCTTATCCCATATACTTTAACTATTCCAGAAGTTATGTTTCCACTTTCAAATGAAATTCTTAATCCATTTACAACAACATTTCTTTCAGATGGTAATAAAGCACCACATAGGTTGGAAGTAGTAGGAGTTGCATCTGTATAAAAACTTTGTGATTGTCCTCCATAACTGAATGAATGTGTTGTGCTATTTACATTGTGGCAGTTAATTTTTATAGTTGCTCCTTCACCTGCTGCACTTCCAAGAGTTATGGTATTTAATCCAAATCTGTGTACTGCATTACTCTGTAGATAAGAACTGGCTGAATTTGAACTACATTCAAAAGAATATTTATCACCAGTTAAAACTGAACCACTTTCAAACACAGTCATAATTAAATTAACGCCATCTGATGCAGGTAATAAAGTAGCATATACAACATAATCATCATAAGTAGAGTTCATATATGTACTAGAAATATCAAACTGTGCAACAGCACTTGATATTGTTGAATTAAGAAGTAAATCCATGCCACTACCACTTACAGTTCCAGTAAATGCAAATGTATCTGCTAGGTTTACACCCTCTGCTTGTACTTTAGTTAAAGCCATTAACTACTCCCTATGCGTATGGACTATCGCCTAATACACTTGTATCCCAAGCTGCTTTTAACTTAGCAATAGTATCTGCACTTGATATTGCACTTGCAGCAGGAGCATCTCTCAATGCTTTCTTCTTTGCTACACTTGCAGTCTTTGCAGATGCATCATCAGCTTCTAATGCTTTCATGTACACAACATCTTCTGCTGCTAATAAAGGATTTCTAACTTCTCTAATCTTATCTTGAAAGATTTTTTTAGCTTCAGTTATATCTTCACTTATTGTTGATCCAGATAATGACCATGCATTTCTGAAATGTCTGTCTGATGGCACAGTTGCATCTGCTGCATTAATAGTCTTGCCATCTTTATCTACTATGTTTGTTGTTGCCATTTAAGCCACCTCTTGTTTCTGTATGGTTAATTCTTCATTAATCTTCCAAGCATTTCGCCATACTCTAGTGCTTGGTAACTGTTGTTTAGTACAAATAACCATTCTCGGTTTATTTGCCTTATCGTAATCTTTCCACACATGTTGTGGAATATCTTTCATAATTAAATATTCTATAGCTCGTTCTTCTGTCATCGCCTCAATAGGCTTTGTGTTGTGAAGCAAATACCCTCTTGTATGTTTAACAAAATCTGGTTTTGCCTCATCCTTCTTTAACTCCCAGTATGCCTCAACGGGAGGTAAAATACCACCCTGCAATGCACAAGCCATCCAATTAGGGTCAGGATGTGTAATCTTTGCAGGTTCATCAGGTGTCTCTGGGTCTTCCCATACAACACAATATTCTGTTCTGTAAGGCTCTAACTTTTCTTTTGCCCAACACAATCTATCCCAAAGATGTGTGCCTTGAAATTCTGGTGTTTCTATTGTCATGCGAGGTCTCCGTTAGTAAGAACATGGTTCTGTCCACTATCTCTTGCGGCTGCATCATTGTTTACATACTTCATCTGTGTATTGGTCGTTGTAACACTAAAAGGGTTATACATAAGACCCAAACCAGTGGAAGCACTATTTTGCCCTACACCTTGAGGGGCATGATTTGCATTGCCCATTGCATTGGTAAAGGTTGCAGTGTAATCACCTGTTCCATTATCTGCAAGGCTACTTAAATTAAAACTATCTCTACTTGCAATAGTTCCTGTCCCATCAAAGTTTACCCACATCTTCGCACTACCATATGCCAAGTAATCTGCATCCACAGATACTGCTGTTCCACTTATCTGTCCACTTGTCTGTAATGTATCAAATGCTATTGTTCCGTTTGCCATTATGCTAGGTCTCCATGATAATTAACCTCTGACCTATCAAAGTCCAGTGATGTACGTTGACCCCCTGTTCCTGAAACATAAAAAGTCTGGTGTTTATCCCCTGTAGTTGATTTAGCATTATCTGTATGAGTATTAATATGATAACCTCGCCCTATACCACTTTCACTATAAGTTGCATTTGCCATATTACTAGCAAGAACAGTTGTGAAAGCACCTGTAGCATTATCAGTAACACTAGAAATATTAAAACTGTCAATTATTGAAGATGCGTTCCAACTTACCCAAGCCTTACACAACCCTTGCTGAATACTTGTATGTGCAGTACCCTCACCTCTAATAGTCATAGAGTTTGCACTTGCACTAACTACAGGTGTTGAGCCAATGGTTATGGTTGTTGCAGTGGACTTACCTGTGATTGTGTCTAGGATTACTGTACTCATATCTAACCTTTCGGATGCTTGTCTTTAACAGCTTTGATTGCTGCTTGAAAAGCATCTCCACCTTGACCTGCATGATATATCATGTCTAGTTGTTCACCTATAGATGGATATTCAGATGCTCTCTTTCTTTGATATTCTTTAGCTTCATAGTCTGCTTGTAGTTCTGCTTGTTTGGCAAGTATGTCTGCTTCAGCTATGGGTGTTGTACTATTATGCCATGTGATTTGTTTTACATCATCTGCATTAACGCTTACTTCTGCATTAGGATTTATTGCTAATATTGTTTTAATTATATTAGTCATCCTGCAATCTCCATACATTGTATAACAGCAGGGTTATTACTCTCTGCTAATCTTATAGTATCTCCAGCTACTAATTTAGCTTGTATTTTATAAGTAGTAGCAGAAGTAGTTGATGGACTATCCAAAAAAGACATAAATAGTGGTGCAATTAAAAAGCTACCCTCACCACCATAATCATAACTTCTATATTTAGCTTCATATCTACTTGTAGAGCCCCTTACAATTTGAAAAAAACCTTGGGCATCTTCAGAACCATCTTTGCCTACAAAAGCATTACCTAAACTTGCAAATATAAAAACTTTATTGCTTGTAGAAGAAGGTGTAATTGATACAGAAAGACCCGTATCAACATACGAACTTGATGAAGTAGAAAATTCAGAACCAAGACTACCTTGAACAACCTGCAACGCACTACCAGTAACATTTAACCCCAAATCAGATGCTTTCGGCACTGCACCTGCACGAGTTTTTATTGCATCTACTCTAATTTCACTCACGATATCACCAACCTTCCACCACTATTAATGGTCAATGTAACACTACTGTCTATTGTAAACGGACCAGTAACTTGTGCATTTTCTGTAGCTAATATTGTTGTATTAGCAGTTAAGTTCTGTGCATTAGTTCTAAACAAACCACCTGCTTTAAAGTTACCTTTGTTCTCTGCGGCTGGTGTAACTGTACCCGTTTGTGGTGCTAAATAATTTACAAAGATATTGCCAGTTCCAGAACTAGGTGCCGCTGAAAATGTTAATGTTGTGCCGTCTGGAATAGTATAAGCAGCGGTGTCTTGTACGACACCATCTACAGAAACCAAAACATCTTGTACTGAACTAACGGCAGTCGTTAATGTAAATGTGGTATCCGATCCATCGCCATTGAATCTCTGTACGGCAGTAGTCGTTTCAAAGTTTGTAACTGGTGATACACCAATAAAAGCCATTATGTTATCTCCATAATACTCAATGTTCCTGATAGCTTATCTGCTACACTACAATCCACAGTAATCTGATCTGTAGTTTCTAATACAACCTTGTTTCCCGCCATCAATTCTAAGGCAGAGCCAACTGGAATAGGTGCATCTTTAACAATGACACTTGTTCCGTTTGCTGTATTGTTTGTTACTGCTCTGTTGGCAGTATCACTTACTAGTCTAACTGTGGCAGTAACTTGAGAGGTGTGTATATTTGATAATACCAATCCAAGAACGATTGTTGTTGTACTACTTGCTGCCGTGTAGACTACATACGGAGTTCCGCTTGAAGCAGGCTCGGCTGCAAAGTTAACGACTTTAAATGTATTTGCCATATTATTATCCTAACGCTATTGCTAATGCTGTTGCCTCGTTTGCTGCATCTGTAGCACTTGTGGCACCTATATCACTTAATACTTCACTATTACTTCTACTCTCTAATCCATTTGCAGTAAATCTAGCATACTCATCGTCTGCCACACTTGCACTGTCAATTTTAACTGCATTAGTATTAGATATACCAAATGTTAAACTAGCTTGTCCGCCAATATCCGACAAGACTTCTGCAGCACTTCTGCCTTCTATTACAGTACCTGCAACTCTTAAAAAGTCATCGTCTACCACACCAGTGGTAAACTGTGCCACATTTGTATTTGATATACCTGTGGATAAAGTTGCTGTTGCAGTTATTGCAGTACCATTTAATGTAATAGCATCTGCCTCTAATGTTCCATCAAAGTCACCATCTACGGCATCAATATTACCTTTAAATATTGTAGCCGATACTGTACCAGTGCTTGGATTATATGAAAGATTACCATCAGATTCTAAACCAACATTTCCAGTAGCAGAAGCATCTTCTATAAAAGTTATTAAATTTTCTTCGTTTGCATCCTCGTTATCTGCAACGCTTACATGAGTTGCATTTACTGCATTTGTTGCATTAGTAACTGTAACACCTGCAATAACAGTATTTAATGCTGTGCCGTTAACTGTAACTGCGTCTGCTTCTAATGTACCATCTATATCAACGTCACCAGAAATATCTAAGTTTGTAAATACTGATGTACCTGTTGCTGTAACAGTTCCGCCTACCGATGCGTTTCCACTTGCATCTAACACTATTGTTTTTGTCGCAGGTAAAGTACAGAACAGTGTTCTTGTGCCAGAACTCCAACTAACTGCATTATTTGAATTAGAACTAGATATGACTGTCGTTCTAGCTAGTGTAGTTCCAGAAGATGTAAATGTACCCAAACCAACTTCAAAGTCTGCACCATCAGTACAACAATAGTAAGTTGTATCAGAATTACTTAAATTAGCAGTAAAAGTCTCAAAGCCAGTAACAGCACCACCTAAAGTATATGTGCCAGTACCAGTTGTAGTCGTGGTTTCTTTTACTCTGTCTGATATT